CTAGGGACAACGTCCTAATAGATGATGACGATCAGGGTCCTTGGGTTAACCCTAGAATTATACCTTGGAGGTCTAATGGAGTAGACCCTGATAAATTCATAATCGTTGTTAGCGAAGTATTAAGTGCTGATGATATAAGTCCCACCGTTGGTACAGACGCTTATAAGGTTATAGTTGTCACATTGGACAGTATGGTAGGCCCGCAAATATCAGATGGCATGGGCTTGTGGGATTGGATAGGAATATCAGACCCTGTTTTTGCTGACTTTCCATATTCGGACCCGAGCCTAACGGCACTCAGAAGAAGATACTCACAATCGACTGACTTCCTTTACGATAAAGAGTCTTCCACTGCTTGGTTTATCTTTGGTGGGACGGGCATAACCACAATGGCTTTCCCGGCGGCAGACCCATTCAGCGAATGGGATGTACAGTGGGGACAAAGAGTATATGTGGTAAAGATCGAGCAAGGGGCAACTTCTTCGGGATTTACGGGTGGTGTGCATTCTAAGACCGACCAAATTCTTTCGGACACGCACGATAGCGCATCCCCTTCAGGGTTTGATAACAATATTTGGGAAGCTTCTTTCGGCAATCCTAATTTTGAGGTGAACACTCTGACCCC